ATCAATTAAGTCTTCTATTCTTTTTACAATATCTCTTTCCATGCTACTCTCCTAACAAACGTGCGATACCGCCTGATGCAAAGTCATCTGGTTCAGGAACATAATCACCCTGTCTTCTTGTAACAGCGTCTATCATCTCATCGCCACCCTCTGTTATGGCTTTAGCCTTGTCTCTTCTTTTTTTGTTTTTTACAAATTCTGTCATAGTAGGTTTTTTACCTGTAGCGTATTCTTTTAGTTTAGATACATCAGAATCTAGATCCCTGATACTTGTGCCACCAACCTCATCGATCTCTATGTCAAAATCATCTGGACCTGATCGTCTGCCAACCGGACCTGACTCTGCTGTGGTAAATTCTGCCGTAGGACTTGGTGCTCCCTCATCTGGTAATGGTTTTTTATATTGTAGTTGAACCGGATCCTCAAAAACATTCTTATCACTTTCATACTCGACCCTTACAGCACCATCGTCCACGTCTTCTGTAACTCTAACCACGGAACCATCATCGAGTGTTTTTTGGTGGATAGATTGTCTCTCACCTGTTGCAAATTTTTTAGTGACATCATCACCCTCGATGATAACCTTGTTAACTAATTGATCAAACCATTCTGGTTTACCAGCAACATCGTCTGTTTTGATTATAGGAACGTTTTTAACACCTTTAGCTAGTTTTAATGGTGCAAAGACTTTACCTATGATTGGTAGAGATACAAAACCAGTAAATAATTTTAAAAACGTTCTTCTGTTTATACCGTCTTTGAAACCAATACGTCCACCGTCAGCGTTTAGATCTCTTGCCTTCTTACCACCGGTCTCCATATTTTTTAATACGTTTTCTAATTGTAATATTCCCTCTTCTGTTATTTTTGGTGGAGCGTTTAAAGGTATTATATTCTGAGCTGCTTCGGCCATATCTCTAGCTGCTTTTTCTGCTACTTCCTCTGACATACCCATATCCTTCATTAACCTTCTTTTAACTTCAGGAATTATTGTTGTTTCAGCTTCTTGAGCTATCTTTTTAGCTATTCTGTCCTGGTCCTCCTTCAAAGCTTTTGCAACATCTAAACTTTTTTCAGTAAGACCTTTTCTCTTTTCTCTTAATGCTTGTTGCTGGGCTCTAACCGTGTCCGTTCCCATGATGCCTTCTTTGATATTAACTTTACCTCGCACATCTTCTAATAA